GGCGGTGGCACAGGGGGCGGCACTGGCGGTGGCACAGGGGGCGGCACTGGCGGTGGCACAGGGGGCGGCACTGGTGGCGACGGTGAGTGCAAGGGCGATAAATGCGAGGGTGAGAAGGGTAGTTTTGGCGGTGCCTGTGGCGCGGGGTTTACTTGCAAGGGTGATGCATTACTCTGCGCAATAGCAAGTGAGCAGCACAAAAGGGCGTGCGATCTATTCGAGGATCGTGATAACGATGCGTACAGGCTATATGACAAGGAGAAAAATAAGGAGGGGTCTGTTCTTGGGACATTGAAGGGAAAAAAGGATATTGATGTGTCCCAGTATGTGACTGACCGGGACGACTTCATTGGTGGTGGCAGTTGCCCTGCGGATAGGGTGATTCCTTTTTCCCATGGGGAAGTAACAATTCCGTATTCGAAGCTGTGCCCGTATTTTGAAATGCTCGGCACGGTGCTAATCGTTTGTGCTGGCATATCTGGTGCCCGCATCATCACTAGGAGGGATCACTAATGTTACCTGCTGTTGTTGGCACGCTTGGCGGTGTCCTGCTTTCGCTTACTGCTGGTTTTGTCGGCCGCACTCTCGCTGCTTTGGGCATGAGTTTGATCACGTATTACGGCGTATCGAAGGCTCTCGATTTTCTCAAAGGGCTGATATTGCGAAGCCTCTCCGGTTTGCCTGTTGAGGTTGTGCAACTGTTAGGATTAATGAAAGTCGGCACGGCTCTGACGATTATCTTTAGCTGCATGTTTGCAAGCATGTTGCTGAATGGATTGAATAGCGACACTTTCAAGAAACTGATTATTTCCTGACGTTATGCTCTATCTAATAACTGGTGCAAACGGTGCGGGCAAGACCCTGAATACACTCAAGTGGGTTCGTGAGCGCAGCGTTAAAGAAAATCGGCCTGTCTGTCATAACGGAAGATTCGAGCCTGTTGAGGGCGGTGAGTTATCTACTTGGAAAAGGGTCGATTTCAAGGATTGGCAGAAAGAGCCGGACGGCACCATATTTTTGATTGACGAGTGCCATAACGATTTGCCTGTGCGGGGTACAAGTGCCTCCGTGCCGGATGAGGTCAAGATGCTTGCAGAGCATCGCCGCCGGGGCATGGATTTCTACCTGGTCACCCAGCACCCCCAGAACGTAGATAACTTTGTGCGTCGATTGGTCGGCTCACCTGGTTGGCATAGGCATCTCAAGCGTACTTTTGGTGCTGACCTCGTTAGCTGCATTGAGTGGGACGCTGTCAACCCGAACTGTGAGAAAAGCGGTAGCGGCAAGACCGGCACGGTGACCATGGTCGGTTTCCCGAAAGAGGTGTACGGCTGGTACAAGAGCGCCAGTCTGCACACTGGCAAGAAGAAAATTCCGCGTGCTGTGTGGGTGCTCGGTGCGTGTGCTCTGCTTGTACCGCTGCTCGGTTATCTGGCGGTCACGACTGTCTATGGCAACGCAACAAAGCACGTTGCTCCTGAGGCTGCCGCGTCCGCAAGCTCTGCGCCAGGCGCTGGCCAGGCTGGGGCTTCTGGGCGCACGTTGACTCCGGCTGAGTATGTTGAGGCGCGTATGCCGCGTATCCCTGGTTTCCCGCATACCGCGCCGGCCTATGACCAGGTGACGGCGCCAGTCGAGGCACCGTACCCGGCCGCCTGCGTCGTCATGCGCGGCACATGTAAGTGCTACACGCAACAGGCCACGCTGCTGACTACGGCAGATGACACCTGCAGGCAAATTGTCGAGCGCGGGTTCTTCGTTGATTTCAAGACAGCGCAGCAACAGCCGCAAATGCGGAGTGATGAGGATCGCTTTAGCTCCTTACGGCCTCAGGTGCGAGGGGATGAGTCAAAGCCTGTCCAGCGCGTTGTGGAGGCCGACTATCGTGCGCCCCAGCTTGAGCGGCATGCGACGGTTGGTGACGTGGTGCGTGCGGCCAGGGACGGGCAATTGCCCACGTACTCGCAGGGCCTAGCTGCTCGTAACGCTCAGGTGCGCAATGCGCTGCAGTGATGTCACCCCCCAGTCGCGCGACGTGCCCGGCGATGTGCTCAGAGAGCCACTAGCGCGCCTGCCGCTTGCTCCCCATGGCGTTGTCGCGCGCCCTGCAGCATCGTTGCCATTGCGCCTGCGCTGGCCCCTGTACGCGAGGCGCTGCGCTCATGCCAAGCGGGCAGCAAGCCGTCGCCCTGAAAAACAAGGTTGCCCCCGCGTAAGCGGCTCTGTGTCCTGCCTGGCCGTGGGCCTTGATGAGGCCCGCGTGCGGGTGGCCCGCCCATGCAGGCGGAGCGCAGGGGCGGGCCGCGCGCAGCGCGGCCTAGATTTATCCCATAAACACTTTGGAACATGAGGCAGATATGTGGCTTCAGGTCTTCTTGTTTTTGTTTGTCCTGGTTTGCAGCGTGGGGCTGACATTGCCAATTTGGGTAGAGCTCTGGCGCGCTGCGCGCTGAGCGGAAAAAGGTGAACCCCGCGACGGCGGCAACCGTCCGGGGCTCGTGACGTCAACCAACACGACTGGTCAACATGATCCGAATTATCTGTGATGCGAACCCTACGCGTCGATACACCCCTGAGGAACTGCTGCACATGCATCGTCGCGGCGAGGCACTCACGGTCTTTGATGGCAGCACCGGTGAGGGCATGCGCGTGAAAGCTCACGACTTGGGCAATGGGCACATGGAAATCACCGGCACGGCCCCTACGGTCTGGGTCGAACGTGAGTGGAATTTCATCGCGCTGGAGACCTATCTGGAGCGGGTCATTGAGCGGCGCGAGGAGGAGGCCGAAGAGATGCGAGAACGGTCGCTGACCATTGCGGCAAACCGGGCAAAGGTGAAGGTCCGCAAGCTCTGCAAGGCGATGGGATCAGACACCCTGCTGACGCTCACGTATCGCGCAAACGAGACGGATCTGGAGCGATCCAAAAAGGATCTGAAAGAGTTCGTGCGCCGCATGCGTCGGTACATGCCTGAGTTCAAGGCTGTCGCCGTGTATGAGTACCAGGTGCGCGGGGCAATCCATTGGCACATTGCGACTGCGAACGTGCCCCGTGTGTTCGAGCGAAAGAATGACCAGGGGCACACCTACCAGGTCAAGAGCTTTGACGCGATCCGCAGCGTCTGGCGCGGCGTCACGAAAGAGCGTGGCGGCAACATCGATCTGGCCCGGCGCAAGCGCAACAGCATGCGCTCCCCTGCCCGCATTGCGTCGTACATCGCCAAGTACATCGTCAAGGCATTCCGCGAGGGTCAGGCCTTCACGAATCGCTACAGCGCGTTCGGTGATTTCGAGATGGCCAAGCCGGTGGACCTGGGCTGGTTCCCCCGCGTCGCAGATGCTGTGTCGGCTTGCTATGACTGCATGCTTCAAGGTCAGGCCGTTGTCTATTCGGAACTGTCGCGCTGGCGTGACTGGTTCGTACTGCACGCAGAGGTGCCAAAACGGCCCACCACGCGTTTTTTAGAAGGGGGTGGCTATGCAGGCATCAACTGACCCTAAGCGCGCACAGAGCACCGGAAACGCTCGCCTGCGCCGATACCGTGACGGCAAGAAGCGCGTTGATCTGTATATAGACCCTGGGCTGCTGCAGCAGGTACAGCGGATCGGCAAGACCTATGAGGCCAGTCAAAGCGAGGTCATCGGTTGCATGCTGAGGCACGCGTTGACGTCGCATGACTGGATGCGTTTCGGGCTGCTGTGGCGCAACAAGTGACGGGGCCGGGACGTAGGCAGATCGTCTACGTGATGCCGCTGTGTGGCTGTGTCCCTTACAGGTGCAGTTTGTCGCGTGATTTGACGCCCCTCCCTAGCATCAAGTCGTCGCAACAAAGTGAGTAGGAACATGCTGATTGGTTACGCGCGGGTCTCAACGCGGGATCAAGAAACGCACCTTCAGATGGATGCATTGCATCGGGCGGGTGTGCAACAGATCTATCAGGAGAAGACTAGCTCAGTGAGTGCACGCCCGGAGCTGCAACGCTGTCTCGCCGCGCTGCAGCCAGGTGACACCCTGGTTGTCTACAAAATGGACCGCATCGCTCGCTCGCTGCTGGATCTACTAATGATTCTGGATCGCATCAAAGCCTCAGGAGCTGCGGTGCGCTCTCTCACAGAGCCGCTTGATACGACAGGGCCGCTGGGTGTCTTCATGGTCCAAATTTTGGGAGCTGTGGCGCAGCTTGAGCGCGGGATCATCAGAGAGCGCACGGTTGCGGGGCAAGTTGCTGCGATCAAGCGGGGGCGCGTCTTTGGTAGGCCCAAGAAGCTTGATGATGAGCAAGAAGCGGAGGCCCTACGGATGTTGGCTGAGGGCTGGAGTAAGGCGGCGACGGCAAGGCATTTTGATGTGTCGCTGATCGTCGTGCGTCGGATCGCTGATGAGGCTGCGGGCAAAAAAAACACCGGGCGTTACCCGGTGCTGCGCAAGTTCCTTGATGGTGAGTAGCCGTCGCCTGTGACGGCTTCTACTATTGACTTTCATGCTGGATTCTTTCAGCCTCGATAATACGGCCATGCCCCAAATT